CCACAGCCAAATTGTAAATATCTAAGAGCATATCTTCTACCTCTTGATAAGAAAATAATTCTCTTTGAGCTTTAGATACCTCAGCTAAAAAATTTTCAACTGAGGATCTAACTTCGTCTATTCTTGAGTCCCTAACGCTAGATATTATCCTACTCATTAACTTTCGTCGTTCTTTAAAAGAACATGTATATAATGAACAGCTAAAGCAACACCTGTTGCTATCATAGCTGTCTTTCTGGTGTCGCCGGACAATGTAATGAACACAACTACGCTACCAGCCAATGTGAATGATAGTGCTGCTGTCTCATTAACAAACTTTCTTATTAGTCCGAGCCAACTTATTTTTTTCTTCCATATACCCTCCTCTAGGTAATAATTAAATATGCTGTTTCTTGTATACTCTCCGTCATCGTCATCTTCTGGGCCAGCTATTTCTCCAGCTGGCTCTTCGCCCTCTTCTTCTCTCCTGCTGCGGCCTTCTGTATTGCTGCCCCCAGAACCGCCTGTAGAGCCTCCAGAACCGCCTGTAGAGCCTCCAGAAGGCCCTCCTGTAGCCGCAGCTCCAGCTACAGCAGCAACAGCTGTAGAAGCTGCTATAAGCGTTCTACGGCTTCCTACGTCGACCTGAGAGCCTACGGCAACATAGTCGTCAAGACCCTCACCGTAGATGTCAATGGTCTCTTCAAAGGTTTCTTTAATTTCCTGAGGAGCATCAGTCACTGCTGCTACAAGGGCTGCTTCTTCAGCCTGAGTTAGTTCTCCAACAGGAATGGTTTCGAATACTGCTTCAGCTTGGGTGGTATCGATACTTTCTAGAACTTTAGAACTACTTGCAAGGTCCGTTGCTTGACTTTCAGTAACGCCATTTTCAAGTACTGCATCTACTGCATCGGCTACCTGTTCTTCCGAAACTGTATCTGATTCTAAAACATTTAAAACTTCAGCGAATTGTTCATCAGTGATGTCTTCTGTTATGATTGAATCTATAACTGCAGTAAACTGTTCATCAGACAGTGGCTCATCAAATACAGCTTCTAGAACCGCAGCAAATTCTTCCGTAGAAATATCAGCTGATAACACCGTATCAAGTGCAGCTATCAAAACTTCTGGTTCTACATCTGCTGTAAACACAGCATCGAGAACTTCAGTTAACTGATCAGTAGATATATCCGAATCAAAAATATCTTCTAGTACTGTAGCAACTTCTTCTGACGAAGTTGTATCTATAGTATCTATAATATTAACTATTTCTTCATCGGTAAAATCAATTGTATCTACTGGATCAGTATCTATTGGCTCGGTATATACGGGTTCAGTATCGATTGGCTCTGTGTCCACAGGATCAGTGTCAATTGGCTCAGTGTATACCGGATCAGTATCAATTGGATCAGTATAAACGGGTTCTGTATCGATTGGTTCTGTGTCCACAGGGTTGGTGTCAATAGGTTCTGTATATACTGGTTCAGTATTTATTGGTTCCGTATAAACAGGATTGGTATTTACTGGTTCTGTATAAATTGGGCTAGTATCTACTGGTCCACTATCTACTGGAACTGTTGTAGTCGTCGTAGTAGTTGTAGTTGTAGTGCTACTTGTTGTAGTTGTTGGTGGAATTCCAATTGCAATTGATGCTTCGCTTGTGAATTGAGAATACTTGCCGTAGGTGTCATTGTCTGAACGGATTTTGAATCGCCAAGTTGAACCAGACTCAACACCAAATCCATCAAAAAAAGACTCGGAAAATGTGTATCCGGTATTTAGGGCGTTGGCATCACCGACATTTCCAGTTGCAACACCCCAACCACCAAGGTTGCCTGTTGTGAAAAAGATTGCGTAACGCTCTACGGGATATCCACTGACGACTGGCGCGTCCCAGTCAAGAACAATATTTGAGCCACTTTGGGTGACTGTTAAATTCGTTGGGTCGCCTGCACTGTCAGGAAATGTATTTGAACTTTGAGCGAATACAGTTCCAGTGGTGTACGGGCGGGCAGTACCTTGCGCATTAGATGTGCCATTCCATTGGTAATAACGAACCCAAACACCGACAGCATCCCAACTATTGCTAGTTATCGTTACCCACGATTGATTCTTTTGACCGTTGTTATATCCGTCATCAAGATACATGGAAATACTGTTGTTGGTAAATGTGTTACCAGTTATTAGACGATTGTCTGTTCCCATGTTGAACGTAGTTGGGATCCAAGAGTTGTGATAAATACCAATGCCGTTGCTCGTAAAAGTTGAATTAAGTATTTGAGTGCGATTCAAGCCTGTGACATTGGCGCCGTAACTATTGTTTGTAAATTGCGAGTTTTGGACTTTAGTAAAACGGTAGTTGTTAATGCCATGCGTATTGTTTGAAAACACACTGTCTACGACGTAAGTTTTGTTTGTAAATACAGAGTCGGCTTCGTTTGCCCAAGTAGTTACTCCTGCGGCAAGTTGTGGAGTTGAACCGTAATCTCCAGCAATTCCGATATTTAGGTAGTCAAATGTGCAATTTGTATAGGTTGCTGTTGAGCCGTTATTGTTATTGAATACAGCAGAGCCGCCAGTCATTCCAGTAAAACGAATATTTGTCGCGACAACAGTGCCCGAACCGTTGAATATTAGGCCACCGTTAGCTGCTTGACCTTGTTTCAGAGTCATGTTAGATATGGTCATTGTTCTCCCTGATGCGACATTAAAAGGTCGGTACAGGTTGTTGCCATCAATCACGGTTTGTGTTCTGCCATTACCAGTGACCGTGAGGTTTTGCGTTATTTGAGGCAGAGCGCTAGTCAGCGTGATGACACCATCGGCATCAAAAGATATTGCATCATAGATTCCACCAGAAGTCGCATTGGCTTGAGTAATTGCCCAACGAAGAGTTCCGCTTGAGCCGTCATCGAGAAGGCTTGTTACCTGCAATGAAGGTGGAGTTGCATCAACGCTCAAAGTGTAGGAAAGCGCAGAGCCATCGGCATCTTGAATACCTATTACTACAGTTGAACTACCTGCTGCGGCTGGCGTAATTGTTATGGTTCCATTGGTTGCGCTTGACATAGCAACAACAATTGCGTTGAGTGGAACAACGGCTGTGTTTGACGAGGTCTTAGTAAAAGACCATTGAGCCTGTGTCGTCTGATCGTCGGCAACAACGAATGGAATTACGGTTGCTTGATTGATAATAATTGAATTATTAAGTACTGGTTCCGTGCTTGCCGTAGGGGGAGTATTGACTCGGGCAACGCCCGTGTAGGCAATGTTCCTTACTTGTTGAAGATTGGTTGCCCCACCAGTTGCGGCGGTAAAACCCCAGTACACCTCGCCACTAAAGTTGCCTTCAAGGTCCACAGACACTGCATTAAACAGTGTTTCTCCAGCGTCATCTAAATCTCCGTCTGCATTTTTATCGAGCCAAACGGATACTGCATTGGCTGTTGAATCCCAGTAAACCTTTGTCTTGCGCCATTGGTTATCTTCAATGTTTCCTACATCAACAGCATTCACGCCCCAAAGATTATGAGAGACTACATTGCCGTTTTTCATTAGTCCAACATGGTCGTTGTATAAATCTCCGCCGTTGTAATAAGTGTCGTATTCAACCGCAAAGGACGGAGTTATGCCTGCATAGCCAAGTCCGCCACCAGTGCTTCCAGCGGCAACCGAGTTTGGCTGCATCACAAATGCAAGACCATCGGCACCGTAGTCGTCGGCACCCAAATAGACCTCTGCTGACACGCAGAAATCATTAGAAAGGTTCACGCGAGACTTGTTCCAGATGGCGCCAAACTGACTACCAGAATTGGGGGTCAGCATTATCGTGCCAGACGAGTCGGTGGCAACTCCACCACGAGTAAAATTAGCGGCAGAGTAGGCAGTGTCACAGTTGTTTACTGCTTGGGCTAGTGTAGATGGAACAACACCTAAAATAATAAATAAAGGAACAAAAACCCATGCGCCTTTGCGCGTAAAAGCGTAGCGTAATCTATTTTTTATATTCAACCGACATCCCCTTCAGTTAGACATCCCTAATAGTAACTAAGGGGTAACAAAAAAATCCCCAACCTAATTAAAAGTTGGGGATCTTTTATACGCTGAGCGTCGGTTTCCGTAAGAGTATTATATCATATATTATTTTTCTAAAAGGTATACGTATTCAATTCCATAAAATGTTTGTGGAGAAACAAGTTCAATATATTTATGTTTTAAATTTAAAAAATGTTTTTCGATATCTTTTTTTGAAAAAGATAGATCAGGAACTCCAACAGAATCAGTAAAACCTATTTGCTTTGTTTCTCCTTCTGACCAAGGAGTAAATAAAACAAGAACCATTTTTTTGGTAAATGATTCTACTGCATTAGATAATACGTTTTCCCAACCATAATTATGTTCTAATACATGGCGCATAAATATACCTTCAGGAGAGGATTTGTAAGACTCTAGATCTACATGCCTATCAACAAATTTATTGTGTGATCCATCTAGTCCAATATAGGAAGTATTTGTTGGTAGAACTGATCTAAACCATCCTTTTCCGCACCCCCAATCTTCTATGACAGAACAATCAGATAGATAATCTGCGCCGATTTGATAAGAAGCTGTAACTCCATATGGCTCTATTTGTTTAACATTAGAATACCAATTATTCCATTTGTTTAAATTAGACATTAATTTCCTTTTTAATCTTCTCTCGTGTGGGCATTTATTAATACCCAATTATAATTTCTAAAAGTTTGTGGTAGCGTATCTGGCTCAAAGCCAGTCTTCCATAGGCAGTATGGGAAACTAACTTGATCTTGGTATGACCACTCTAAATTTTGTTTATGCCAAAGCTCACCAAGCTCTTTTACTTTAGGATTAGTTAAGTCTCTAGCAGAAACTCCACATTCATAAAGTCCATACTGTTCAGGAAAGCCCTCCGAATGATAAAAAGCGACCTGTTCATCAAGTGGTTCTTTTGCATATTTTAATGGACGAATAGTCGCCTCACCATAAGCGCATTTTCTTCCGTCAAAATGTGGTGATACAACAAAACCATTTTTCATATGTGACATAATTTCTGAAACAAAATTTGGATTGATTATCCCCATATCTCCATCAATCCATATCATATACTTCCAATTGGTTAACATTGGTATAGAGTGTGGATTTAGCTTTGGTCTTTTAGATCTTCTTCTGTTATCCAAGTGTTCATCGCCCAATAAGATTGGAAGCCAAGGACTTTTTATTGGTTCTAATAACTTTCCATCAGTAAAATAAACAAAATCTACGCCATCAATTTTATGTTGATTTGGCATATAGTCATAAGCTCCGGTAACAGCAGTGCAAATTACGGTATTTGCGTACCAATCATTTATCATTAATTAAAACTCCGTAATTATAATATGACCATTTATTTGATCGCTAGGTGGAAGTTCTTTTCTTACCAAGATTCTTTGCACCCATCTATCTGTTCCGTCATATCTAGCCTGAAATGGTTTGCGTCCATGAATTGTTTTATTATTATCTATTACCAACAAATCACCAGTTTGCAAAACAACTTCTTGAATAGATTCCTGTACAGCTTTATGTAATTTATCTAAAGCGGCTCTTCCTAGCTCATCGTTTGCTTTTACAAAAGTATAATCATAAATAAAATTGTATCCATTTTCAGTTTTTTCAAGAACTGAAATAGGAATATTTTTATCTTTTTGTCCTTTTGTCCTAAAAGATATGTCTATGTTTGTTGTAAACCATTTTTTTTGAAGAGTTGCTATTACCCATAGATCTAATTTTTTAAAAATATCCTCCACATTTGCATACGTAGTCACTGCGTTAGGATCACCTCTTAGACAAAGTAATAAAACATAGTCTGGTTTATATGGATGAAATGCTGTTTCGGTATGAAGAGCCAACTCAACTTTAGATGAAGTAGATATCTGTTGGGTTTCAGTCTTATGAACAGGAAGTATATTTTGTATAAGTTGACCTTCCTGCTCTTGTATATACGAAACTGGATAGCCAAATTTATTGGCGTATTCCAAAAATACCATCGAAGATTTACTTGTCAAAGCTTCTTTAATTGAATTAGGATATGGTGTTGCTGGAGTCTTTGGAATAAAACCAATATCAAGATTCTTGAATAATATTATACCCATTATTGATCAGACAAAACTTTCAATATTAAAAAATATAATTTACTTAAATCATTTGGAGAAATAGAAAATATATATTCTTTTTCAAGTGTTTTAATTGTAACGCAATGAACATCAAGTAGGTCACCATTCGAGGTAATTGATGCTGTGGGCTTTGATATAACTACATTAGTTATTGTCGGCATGAAGCCATCAAAGGAATTTACGTTATCCATTTTTCAATTATAGCACAAAAACCTATCTATGCAACGGGTATTATTGTGACAATCGCAGAGGGTATTGCTGGCCCACCCATTGTTCCCGTATTATACTGCAATACAATATGATGGTTGTCTGTAGCCCAATACAATTGGGCTCTGTCACCCGCAGCAAGATCTATTATGAAGTCCCAAGCTGCAACAACATATGGCCCATTGGTATTAACGTCAACTCTAGTATTAGTATACGCTACCTGCTGCTCATTCTTTACTAACCAAATTTCAACATTTTGTCCAGACCCACCACCAGCAGTATGGTGTAGTTGTAGAGAAAATTGAAGATCATATATGCCAGGATATTGAGCTGTAATTTTAGAATTATCAACTATAGAAAAACCATCAGCTCCAGCGGTCTGCCTTAAAAGAACTGGCCTACCAATATTTTGTTGAGCTTCAGTAATTTGTTGAGTTTCAATATCATAAAAAGAACCATACTTACCCTGTGAAGCTGGGTGTCTTGGGTTCCAATAATATAACATCAGCTAAATGTAAATCTCATTACAGCAACTTTAGAATTCGCAACAGTGCTTAGTGCGTGTAGCTCTGTATCTTTTCTAAGATTTTCTACTGAAAAAAAAGCTCCCGGCTCTAAAAGAACACCATATGAAGTTGAGGATACTGAACTATTTCCTATATAAACATTAGCCGAATCGTGAACATTTTGAACACTAAACATCATATTTGATGGAGCCGTGTCTCCGTCAACAGTCAATATTGTTGTTGAGGTATTGCTGAGTGTTAAGAGTTTATGTTCTAGTGGCATTTATATTATGCTTTCTTTTTTTTAAATGTAATAACATTTTTAGGCGCCTGACCTTTTACTCCTTTTTGAGGAGTTCCGGACCTTCTTTTTCTTTGAACGGCACTTTTCTTTTGTGCTGCAGACATGGACCTAGCTTTTGCAACGGGTACACACTTCGCATATCCACCGCCAGCACCCGACGTACCACAAGGTTGATACTTCCCCTTCTTTTTTGGGGCGCCAATGTTAACCCACTTTTGGTTAAACCACTTAGTTAATCCAATTCCTTTGGGACCTGGCATTATTTACTTCTTCCTTGTTTTAGTACTTTTCTTAGATCTTTTTATTGGAGTACAGTTTGGAACCAATTTACCGCCTTTTAATTTCATGCCCTTAGCACTGTAGCCACTCCAACAAGCCATTACTTTTTTTTCTTTGCTTTCTTAGTAGAAACTGTTTTCCAAGTTCCACCCATGGCCTTATACTTTTTTGCGGCCCAGGCATTTGCATATGCGCTTGGGTATACATCAAACTTGGCTTTAGCTTGAGATTTTGCTGATGACCACAAAGAAGGTTTAGTTGGTTTATTTACTTTTGCCATAATATTATTATCTTTCTTTTAAATTAATTTAATTATTAAAAATATTTGTATTGCATGTAAAGAAAAGTAAGCGCAATGTACAATTTTATCTTTGTGAATAAAATAAAATAAATTTAATTTATCTTTTATCATTATTTTTTCTTACTAATTTTTCTTAGCGTTTTAGCAAGTGCGGCTTGTTTTCTTGTAAGTGGACTATACTTTTTTGGATTTTTAGAAACCGCCGCTGCAAATCCGGCTACAGATTTATTAGCTTTTTTTGCTTTTGCCGTAAAAGCTCCAGGTCTTTTAATTGCTTTTTGTATCCATTTTTTATCTTTTTTTGACGCCATCTTTAGCTCTTTCACCTGTTTTAAATTTTATATTATCAATATTAAATTGACCAGTAACATGATCTCTAATATGTGTATCTAGCTTTGCTTCTATATGCGCTACATCATTATCGATATCTGCAATATCTTCTTTCAAATCATCTAAGCGTTCTTTTACATAGCCATGATCACGAACATTTTCTCGACGTCCTTTTTCAACAAGAATTGCAAGGATTCCAAATGCTCCAGCTATAACAGCTGCCCATACGGATTCCATTATAAGCCCAACAATTCTTTTACTTTAGGACCAACAACAGAATCAGCACTGAGTTTATTAGCGATCTTAAATGCTTTTACAGCGGCATCTGTTGCTGCATCTTTTTGTCCGTTAATTTCACCTTTATAAAATCCCTTAGCCCTCAAAGCCTCTTGAAGCTTACTCGCATCATTACCCCCTGCTGTTGGAGCTGGCTCACTAACAGCTGGTGCTGTTACTCCATTTGCATTCATCCATGCTTTGACTGATGCTGGAATATTATCTCCGACATACATAACGCAGATGCCATGGCTCGCTTGGAACCACTTCCCATGAAAATCCAAATTCTTTAACGTTTTCAATCAACCACTTAATTCTTTTTGGTTCTGATGCCGAATGAACATCAACTGCCAAACCAAGATTGTGCTGAGACTTACCCGGAGTAGCAAGCATCGCCATACCCTTCTTTAGGTACCAAGTCTTTCCTTCAAAAGTTTTTGTACTTGCACCTGGAATGGCTTCAGTTTGATATCTTTGTAGAAATCCTGCTTTTTGAGAATCATATGAACGATATGTGTCTCCGTGCACTTGTTGGTTTAAGCTCTACGCCATCCAACTTTGCTTTCTCAATCATTGCCATCCAAGCACATGCTGCAATCCAATGCATTTTTCCGCCGCCCGGAACAGCTTTCAAAAGGTTGGCAGGTAGTTTTCCTGGCTCAATTCCCTTTAGGTCTTTTGGAAGGACTACAGGAACAATGTAATCCCAATCTACCTTTGCCATATTTTCTCCTATTATTAAGTGTTTTTATTTGCAACAAATATTATTATTGCATTATGTATAATTATTTATTTCTTTTTTTTCTTTTTAGCGATTGCTGCCTGTATAAATGGGGGCAGTTTTTTCTGAGCCGGTGTTAAATTAGACATTTTTGAACCAGACTTTTTTGCTGGAGCTTTTTTTGTTGACGTCTTTTTTTCCATTTTACTGTGTTTCATATTATTTTTCTTCTTTCTTTTTGGATTTTGTTTTTGTTGCTGATTTCTTTTTTACACTTTTTTCTTTTTCTTGATCTTTATTATCTGTAGTTGTAACGTATTTTGACATAGTAATCCTTTAATTAACAATTCCATTTTCGAAGAGCCAATGCTTTACGCGTAGGCCTGCCTTTTTTATCTTTCATCGGACCAGGCATGCCGCCCATTCTAGCGCAAAATGATTTGCGGCGTTTTGCCGCCTTAGACCCTGGTTTTAGTTTTGATGGTTTTGTTGTGACAGCCATCTTAAGTTTTGAGCCAGGGTTTTGTCTACGATAGGATGCAACACCTTTTCGGTTTAATCCGTCCCTTAGGATCTTTACCTTCTTTGCGTTGCCATGCCGGTGATTTTGCCATAATTTTTTACCTTTTAACAAAAAAATATTTTTAATTATAGTTATAACATTATATTATAGTACTGAGGTTTTTACAAATTTATTGCTATAATTTTGTTCAGAAATAACCCTGGCATGTTTGAAGCTTCTTATTGCATTAAGAAGAACTGCTTTTTCACTATACCACATGCTTGGAACGGTATATCTATATCCATTTATAACTTTATTAACCCCATGTAAATACTTTGCGTTGCTTGGCCAGGTAATAAAACTGCCTGATTTTGCTTTAATTTTTATATCATATTCAGGAAAAAATAATTCCCCACCTTCATAGTCATCATTTATATAAAATACAGAAGAAAAATCAACAAAGTCATTTGGGAGAGAGTATTCTGATTCATCAATATTTTGATTCTCATCTGTAATATATTGAAGGCTAATAAATTCTCCGGTTACCAACTCATTATCAGCATGCACTTCTTGAAATTCGCCAGGAGACCATCTCCTTATCGCTTCGTCTTTTTTGGGTACTACCCTAGTTCCATATGACCACTCTATTTGATCTTTAATAATATTTAATATATTTGTAAATAAATTAAATACTTCTGGAGTGGAGTCATAAAAACTAGTTTTTTCATCTGGGTAAGTTTGCAATTTTCCAGCTGAATAAAAAACACTATTTGACCATACTGTTTGATTCTTACAAAAAGATAACATTTTGTTTAAATCTTCTTCAGAATACAAGCTGTCATGAACAATTATATTATCTGGTGACGCTGGTGTCATTATTTTTTCTTAGTTTTTTTAGAACTCTTTTTTGGCTTTACAGTTTTTTTTAATTCAACACCATACATAGAATTATTAGTTCCCATTCTGGGACCACTAATGTAAATACTTTTTTTAAAAACCATTATTTCAATCCTTAGGTTTAGGTTTGGTCTTTGGGGTTGGTGTTTGTCCTAGTTTTTTAGGAGCTGCATTTCCCTTTGAGACCAACCTAAACTTAGCTAAAGACATTGAATTAATTGGTTGATTTTTTAGGGCGGCCCTTTTTTGCTGTTGAGCTTGCAGCTCTCGCAGCATCTTCTGGACGAGGTCCAACCTTCTTAGCCTTTGGAGCTTTTGCTTCCTTGACTGCCTTAGCAACTTCTTTTTTTGCATCATCAACAATCTTATCGGCTGTGGCAGCAGCGATATCCGCTACAGCTTGTGCTTGATCTGCAAGTTCGTCGATAACCTTAGCCTGAGCTTTAGCTATAGGGCTATTGGGATCTAGTTTCTGGGCACTGAACGCAATTGACTTTATTTTATTGGCTAATTTCTTAAACATTTTTAACCTCTGTTTATTTTTAATTTTGGATGATTAATAGTAATATTATATTGTTTATAATAGTAACTTGCAAATATATGTTTTAGCTATTTCCCTTGTTGGGACTCCTTAATTAAAACATATCTATCTCCAGTCTCTTTTGAGACTATCGAAAACCCGTAAGCCGCCGCACTTTCTATGGCGGCCTGAAGAGCTTCCTTATCCTCAAGGGAAACGTCGCCCAAAGGAAGGCTTATGCCAGCATAGACGTCTATGTTTTCAAAATTTCCAATGTTTATTTTTCTGTTTACACCGCAAACTAAAACTGGAGATGTCGAAATACTTATTCCTGGATTGGAATTAATCATTGAATCCAATGGAGAATCTGTTGATTGTTCAAAGGCATTTTTACTTATCTTAGGCATTTGTTTCTACTTTCATTCCTAGTGCTATTAGTGTATTTAAAGTTTGATCTTCTAGTGACATGTTATCTGTATTTATGATTATGTCTGCCATTTTTTTAACTTCTTCTATTCCATTTTCTGAGGCATGTTCTGATTGAGCTCTCGTTGGAACGAGTCCATCTCTCTTGAGTAGTCTACTATTTAAAGTTTCCTCAGAAGCATCAAAGCATATTATCAATCCATTGGGTTGTTTTTTTATAGCTGCTGCCTCGTTTGCATATCTAACATCCGATATAATTATTGCCATTTTTGCATCGTCTATATCTTCGCTTTCATTGCAAAACTGAGTATATAATTTATAACTCTTAATAATAGCCCAGTGTGCAAAACAGTCTGGATAATTTTTTCTGCAGACGTCGCCAGCTTGCTGAAGAAACGTTCTAGGCTTTACACCTTCTGGCTCAATTGAAAGACTCTCAATTTCGTAAACCATTTGTACAAATTTTTCATAGTCTGGCATGTTTCCAATTGCTGAACCACCATATAGTTCATAGAGAACTGAGTGTAAAGCAAATAATTTTCTAGATTTTTCATTTATGCCCATTATATTTTTTTTTATAGAAGCCATTTCATATAGTGGTAGAGCAAAAAATAAATGATCCCACCTATAGCCAAATTTTACTGCATCGAGGGAACCCTTTGGTATAATGGATTCGGCTACAGATGTTTTACCACTGCCAGCCTTACCCGCTAAACCTATTATGATTGGTTGATTACTTCTAAAAGTTTCCATAGATATAGATTATATCACATTTCTTTTTGTTTCTTTTCTAGTTGATCTAGAAAAGTATTTGCTAAATAATCTGGTTCCCAAACTAAATTTCTTGGCACTTGTATGAGTCTAAATCTATATTCTGATTTTATTTCTTCAATTGTCATTAGCAGTGGAAACAGAGCTGGGCTTTTGCATTTCCATACTCCATTTACCTGGTTAGCAACCACGGCTGAATCAGTATAAATAATTGGATCAATAAAATCAGACAATGCACATATAAGAAGTGCTGCTATTACTGCCTCATATTCAGCTTCATTATTGGTTCTAGATCCAAGACCCCTTGCAAATTGCGCAACCTTTTTTCTATTTTTATAGACAACTGTTGCACACGCTGCTTCTCCTCTTTTCTTTTGTCCTTGCCCCCTAGAAGCGCCGTCGCAAAAAACCTCTATATTCATTAGTCTATTTTTACATCTACTAAAATATTTAACTCTTGTGCTCTTTTTTTTATATTATCTTCTTGACTCTTGGAGTTAGCCATGTATGTGTTAATGAGCAAATATCTACTACCCTTATACTCAACTTGAGTTGGAAAATTTAATCCATCTTTTTTTTCTGAGTAAAATTCGTCTACCTTGTTTACATTTTTATAGTGTCCAATAAACATAAATTATCCTTTAGTATGTTTTAAAATCTTCATCTAAGTAATAACCCTTAGATTCTCTACTCGATGCTATCTGCATCGATTGCACTTTGTCCATAAGTTTTCTAGCTGACTCAGAGGCTATTCTAGCAGAACTCTCTAATGACTCAGCTAAGTTTACAATAGCCTCACAAGTAATTAGTGCAGAATACTCTGCTTCTGCAGCTTCCATAGCAGCAGCTTCTCGCTCAGCTTCATTCTTTCCAACTCTAGAGGATTTATAAACTTTTTTATATTTTCCTTCTATTAACTTATAATTTGCTCTTGCCATTCCGGCAAATCGGGCCGATCTTCCATAAACATTAGAGGTTCTTGCTACCAACGAAGCTAACTTATCAAGTCCAAGATCAATGACATCTTCTTCTGGTATCTCTATAAAATATGGATTATCTTTACTGCCGCCTACATAGGAGTTTATTACTTCTTGAATTTGAGGATTTAAGAAATCAGAAAGAAGATGCTGTAGTTTTTCTATGTTTTGAAGATTCATTAAACTTCCTTTTTTATTTTTAAGTCTTTTATAATTTCTTGCATATCGTGTTGTATTATAATATCTCTTAATTTTAATTTGACCTTAGACAAATGCTCTCTTACTGTATTTGGATGTTCATTTATTTTTTCAGAGATTTCACTTGATTTTTTTCCATCTACAAACCTCCATTTTATCAGCTGTCTTTCCTGAACGGTAAGTTGATCGAATGGTGGAATAGTTTTTTCTCCAAGAACCCACATTTCATTTAATTCGTCAGTAGCAATAAATTGTTCTAGTGTATATTCAATTGGTTCTGGCCTAAATCCAGGCTGTTGATTATCCTCATCATCATCGTATGAGTCGTCAGTGATTAACGGAAATGTTTTTCTTCCTAATTGATCTATCAAAAAAGTATCTACATTCTTTTTTAAAAGATAGAAAAAATAACTGTACAAGAAACCACTGAATGGTATAGGACCCTTTGCGGAATCTTTTCTTTCATATCTTTTTATACATTGAAAAAAAGTCATACTAATAGTCTGTCTTATATCCTCTTCATCTCCATATCTCTTGGCCATGTATTGTATGCCGGCTCATAACCTCTTGAACATGTTTGTAATTTGGTTTATTTAATTTGTTTTTCATTAAAGCGAATCTTACATAAGAGTTTTTAACAAATAAACTTATAAATCTTCTAATATCATAGTCGTCAAGATTATATCTACCATGATAAAGAAGTGACACGTATTTTGTTAAAAAGTTATTAAATACTTTTAGTAATTCTTCTTGAGCTTTTGGGTCTTCTTTTTTTGCTCTTGCAATCAAATCTTGCATTTCCGACTCTGCAAGGTTGTAGTACTGTTCTTTATAAGCGGCCATAAATTATTTTCCTTCCCAATTTAAAACCAAAGAGCTGTACTCTGTTCTTATATCTTCATAATATATCACTATTGGAACCTCTAATTCTTCCATAAATTCAACAGCATCTTTTGAATACTTACTGATGATGCATATTAGTTTTTCAAATTCTTTTGGATAATACCTTTTAAATCTTTTTAACTTAACTTTACTTTTTGTATCTAGGTATCCCTTTATTTCAACCCACTCTCCAGTTTTATTAATAAAAAAATCTGGAGTGTAACCTTTTGTTCCCCTTTTAATTGGAAATGAAAATACTGTTGGTTCAAATTCAAATTTAATGCTGTATCCATTAAGTATTCTTACAAAATTAGCTTCCCAATTAGATCTTACGTTAAGTTGTATATCAGTTCTAAATCCAGTTTTAGTATGCTTATATGCGTTACCCTTGCTAGCAATTTTTTTTACAGCGTGATCTGTTTCTAATAAATTTTCTAATTTTGTCTTAGAAAAGGTTGGAGATTTTTTTGAAGATCTTGTAGAAAAAAACGTCTTCGAGTTGACAATCTCAGTTTTCATGTAGTAACCTCTATCTTGCTCATAGCATAATATAACTCTTAAGAAACATTATACTTTATAAAAGATAAAAATACAAAAATATGTTGCAAAGGTTGCAACGGAAAGTACGGAAAGATATAATGGAAACCATGACAACAAAAACAGAGCTGTTTAACAGCATCAAACAAGCAATAAACCACAATGTAATCGATAGCCTTCAAGAGGCTGGTTACGACAACACAATGGCAACCAAGCTGGTTACTCAGTTTGAGGGCCTCGAAGCCAATGATTTGGTCTTTGAATCAGATTCAAGCTTCTAATTAATATAATAATAAAAATTCCCCCGCAGAAATGCGGGGGTTTTTTTATGCCCCTGCTGCCTTTTTATTTCTAAAAACACCCGTGCCACATGCGCCACTCTTTGCATGATCGCAATAACTGCAGGCCCTAGAGTTTGATGTAGCCGCAAATGAGTTATCATTAATAATCTCATTTATAGAATCAATTACATCCTGCTTAAGTCTTTCGAGATCTTCTTTAGTGTAAGTGTGGCTTTTGTGTTTACCGGATCTTAAATAATATAGTTCAGCTGTTATTGTTTTATCGGGAAACAGTTCTGAAGCTGCTATTGCATATATCCCCAGCTGGAGATTACTTGGAATGCTTTTTTGAGAGACTTCCCATTTACCAGTTTTATAATCAACGATTGTTACCTGATCACCAACAACATCTATTCTATCTATAAAGCCAACTATTAAGTGATTTCCTAATACAAATTTAAATGCATATTCTTTATCGTATACATTAAATTGTGTATTTATATTTTCATCATAAAATTCATCAAGTATTTCTTTACCTACAGAAATAAGTTGTTCCGATATTTTATGATCCGGGTCATGTGATTCTTTACTTTTTTGATATTCAATTTCTATTTGAGAATAATCTAAACTAGAATCATTAGTTATAACATTTTCTAAAACTGTATGAACAATATTTCCGAAGCACTGCGGCCTCACCAAATAATCTTGGTTCTTTTAAGATATAAGAATAAAAATATTTAGCTGCACATTGTTTATATGTATCTATTCTTGAATAAGAAAATTCAGTAAGAGATAATCTTTGCAGTGGGTCTAGGTCTTCTAGTTTTTTAATTGTTATTGTCATTTAATTCTTCACGTGGATCGTATACGATATTTCCTTGGGCATCATACTCTATGCCATCTTTGTCTATTGTGTGATTATTAATCATATTTTTATACAAATTTTCTCCAACAGCAACCCAACCTGAGTTTCCTATTTCCATAAAATCATCTTCTATATATGGCCAAGACATATTGTTTTCCTAATCAACTGAAATTACTGTGTTGTTTATTGAGTCGATATTGAAATAGTAATTCAACAAACTATATATATCATGTAGTTCTTGTTTTGTAGCAAGGAAGCCAACCACTCCAGACTGAACAAAGTATGATGGCTCAGATTCTCCCACGTGCTCATATTCAATTAATTGAATATCTCCAAGTAGCATTCTTCCAACTTCTTTTTTATTATCCATATTAGTCCTCGTATATTGTTATTGGATTAAAATTTGGGTCGTCCATTTTTTCTCGCATATCAGATACGTAAGAATCCCAATCTCTTTCATCTTCGGATTTTTTTTCATACTTTACTGTACCTTTAAACGGATTGGTTTTAAATCTTGTAATTAAAAGCTTACCCTCTTTAGTTCTCCATCTTAAAATGCCGTTTTTACAGTCACAAAAATCATCATTATGAACGTCAATTTTTCCAGCTGGATCGTATCTACCGCTACAGCCATTACACTTTGTATACCTACCTTTATCTTGACATCTACTGCATGAAGAGCAATATACCCAACATGGTTTTGTTGATGGGTTTTGATAAGATCCAGGAAGTGTCATTATTTTATCTCCAACTCTAATATTTTTTCTACTATTGGCACTATTTTTGTCGATGCCAATGTATCAAACTTATAAATAAATTTATGTTTATTATCGCAAATTTCCAAAAAAACAGGTCTATTACCTTTATTATTAGATATTATATCATATATGCTATCTATTGTCACGCCACCTATACTATTTTTTAAATTAAATATAATTGGTTTTCCACCAGTAAAAATTTTTTGATCAATTTTTTCTGATGAATTATAAAATATTTTTGTAATGGAATTTTCTTCATCATTTTCTTTGTTTAAATTTCCACTTATAATTAATATATCTCCAACATTAAAGTAGTCACTAGGTATTTCTTTCGCTGCTCTTGGAAAAACAATAACCTCTACGTTTGACGAAATGTCTTCAAGGTCTAATTTAAACATCTTATCGCCTTTTTTGGTCGTCATTTTTTTAACGGAATTAATTATTCCACCAATCTTTATTGGAGTACCAGAATCATAAGAGCTAAGATCAATAATTTCACTTGTAATTTGATTTGTAATTACATCCCATATTCCCATAACGGGGTGACTGGTAACGTATATTCCTAATTCAGATTTTTCTTTTTCTAAAATTTGCAGTTCAATTCTTCTACTAATCTCTATATCATTATCATCTATTAGTTCATCTAATGCACCAGCCAAAGCAAGGTGTTCTAATGTTGATTTTTTTAAAGTTACTGGATCACATCTTCTGTAGAAATCATACATACTTGTATATGGTTTTTTTAAATCTCTTGCTTGCACTATACTTTCTGCAATTGTCATGCCAATACCATCAATGGCGGATAAACCAAACACTATTGAAGAATTATCCACTACTTCAAAATCTATTCCAGATTTATTTATTGATGGAGGAAGTACATTTACCCCCAATTTTCTACAATCAGAAAGATATAAAGCCTGCTTGTCTTTATTCCCAACAACAGAGCTCATCAAAGCTGCCATATACTCTACAGTATAATTTGATTTTAAATATGCGGTAGTATAAGAAATCATTGCATAACTAGCAGCGTGTGCTCTATTGAATCCGTATCCACCAAAGTACTCAATGTCCGAGTAAATTTTATTAGCTTTATCTTCGGTTATATTTGAGACCTTAACGCAGCCATCTACAAACTTTTTTCTAAACAAAGAGATTTTATCCATTTGTTTTTTTCCTATAGCCTTACGCAAGTCATCTGCTTCAGCTGAACTAAAACCAGCCAACTCTCTAGCAACACCAAGAACATCTTCTTGATAAAGCATAATGCCTAAGGATGGACCTAAAACGTCTTCGAGCTTAGGGTGATCGTATGATATTTTAGATTTTCCGTTTTTTCTATCTATATAAAGCTTGTCCATTCCAGACCCCATGGGACCTGGTCTATACAACGATATTAAAGCCATTATATCTTCTATGTTTTGTGGCTGAAGCTGTATCATGAGCTGTCTCATTCCAGCGGACTCAAGCTGAAACACTCCAATGCAATTGCCTTTGCATAATTCTTCAAAAGTTTTTTTATCATCTAAAGGAATTTTTTCTATATCTAATAATATTCCTTTTGTTTTTTCTATTAACTTAATACATGAATCTATTACGCCAAGATTTCTTAAACCCAAGAAGTCAATTTTTAATAGGCCACATTGTTCTACCCTACCCATATCCCATTGAGTGACAAGTGGAGCATCGGCTCCCTTTTTCATAACCGGGAGATAATCTGTTAGAGGGCCCTTGGATATAACAACACCAGCTGCATGTATTCCAGTTTGTCTAACTAAACCCTCTAAGCCCATAGCTGTGTCTACAATGAGCTTTGAATCTGCACTTGTATTATATTCTGATTTAAATTCTTGAACCTCCATGCACTCAGACAAGCTTTTTGAAATTCCTAAAACAGGAGCAGGAACAAGTTTTGCTATTTTATCTCCGGATACAAAATCATAACCCAACGCTCTAGCCGAATCGCGCAAAGATTGTCTAGCCCCAGTTCTGTTAAAAGTACAAATATGAGCAACTTTGTCATCTCCATATTTAGATCTTGCGTATTCAATTACCCTATCTCTATGTCTGTCATCAAAGTCAAGATCAATATCTGGCATTGACTTTCTTCCTTCTACCAAAAATCTTTCAAACATTAAACCAAATCTAACTGGATCTAAGTTGGTAATATCAAATGCGTAAGACAAAACACTGCCCGCTGCCGAACCTCGCCCCCAACCAACTC